GGTCAGCAGATGGTTGCCGGTCAGCGTATCAAGTACACACTACAAGATCGCACGCTTCCTCACTTTGCTCGTTATGACCACGGTATTGAATCACGTGGATTTGTAGAAAATAGCTTTATCTCTGGTCTTCGTCCTGCTGAGTTCTTCTTTCACGCTATGGGTGGGCGCGAGGGTCTCATTGATACTGCAGTAAAGACTTCAGATTCAGGTTACATCCAACGTAAGCTAGTGAAAATGATGGAGGATCTGCACATAGAATATGATGGAACTGTTCGTAACATCAATGGTTCGATTTATCAGTTCGTATATGGTGGTGACGGCATTGATAGCATTGCAATTGAGAATCAGCCTATTGAACTTGGAGTTGCAAGCATGGAACAGCTCTACAAAGAATTTGCTGCTTCGGTCGATGACTTCCGAGCTGTTATGAGTACCGATCCTGGTACAGAAATCGATGACTTAATGGACCAGATTATTGCCGATCGTGATGTACTTGTTCGCGATGTGTTTCGATTTGTTAAGAAGACTGAAGTTTATGCTCCTGTACATCTCAAGCGTCTACTTTCCAAGTACACGAATACATATGCAGTAAAGACTGATTTGACTCCTGCATATGTTGTAGCTGAACTCAAGAAGCTAACCGAGGAGCAAATGATCAAGCCAAATTATCTATTCCACATTCTACTACGTTACTATCTTGCTCCTAAGAAGTCTATTATTGTCATGCGTCTTACACAGTCTATGTTTGATGAGGCACTGAAGGATATCCGATTCAAGTACATGAAGGGCAAGGTACATGCAGGTGAAATGGTTGGAACGTTGGCTGCTCAGTCAATTGGAGAGCCTACTACTCAGCTTACACTGAACACTTTCCACTCTGCTGGTACCGCTAAGGCAAACGCTACGCAGGGAGTTCCTCGAATTGTTGAGCTATTGTCTGTATCTCACAATCCTAAGAATCCTTCTAACGTTCTCTATCTTCGCCCTGATCTTGCTATGTCGGAGAACGCAATCTTCTACAAGATGAAGGAGATCCAGAAGACGACACTACGTGATATTACTCGATCAGTTCGAATCTATTATGATCCCGATCCTTCATCAAAGAATTCATCCGTTGAAGAGGATCGTCAAATGCTTGAAACGTACCAGAAGTTCTCAGTGACTAATCAGTCATCATGTAACTCTCCTTGGATCATTCGCCTTGAAATTGACCGTACGCAAATGGCTGCACGTGGTGTTCTAGATATGAACATGATTGCAACCAAGATCAATAACAATAAGGTTCTACGTGTATTCGAATGTGTATATACGGACACAAATTCTCCTGATAAGCTTGCCATGCGCATTGCCTTCCTACCTGATACTGTAAAGAACTCACTATCTCTTCGTTTCATCGAGGAGAAGCTACTTGATACGGTTCTAACTGGTGTGGCTAATATTGGTCGTGTTTACCGTCGTGACAACAACAAGGAACTCATTTATGACGAAAAGGTTGGTGGATATGTCCCAATGAAGCAGATTGTTCTAGATGTGGATGGTACAAATCTTCTTGATCTTGCTACGATTGATGGCGTAGATTCACTCCGGTCATTCTCAAATGATCTCCACGAAATTCTTGATATCTTTGGAATCGAAGCTGCTCGTTTGGCGCTCTATAAAGAGTTCATGGAAGTCTTTACAGCTGAATATGTGAACTACCACCACATGATCACACTCATTGATGTAATGACCTATCCTGGCTACCTAGTAACGGTTGATCGCTTCGGTATGAAGAAAAGCAACAATGGTGTGCTTGCGAAATCTTCATTTGAAGAGACGTCTCAAATTCTGTTTGATGCAGCCATCTCTGCTGATTTTGATAAGATGAAGGGTGTGTCTGCAAACATTATGTTCGGTCAGAAGCCCCCTTGTGGTACTGGATTTGTAGATATCCTTGTAGATGAAACCAAGCTACCCGAAGGAGCCGAAGAAGATATGTCAGTGTTCGAATCTGATTTGAAGGCTGCGAATGTTGCAGTTGCTCAAGAAGAAGACACTGGAATGTGTAAGATGGAAGATGTAATGATGGAATGGTAAACTAATTTTGATACAACTAACTGATAAATTTTAAATGGAACAACCCAAATATGATAGCGTAGTAAGCGCCGTCGTATCTGCGTTTCAAAAGAGAGCTGAAATTGGACAGAAAAAATATGGAACTACTCTAGATCGTAATGATCTATCTTTTTTGCAATGGGTTCAACATGCACAGGAAGAATTGATGGATGCTATTTTGTATCTTGAAAAACTCAAACAGGTAACAAAATAGGTTACTAATTGCTGTAGGCTAATCCAGCCATGCCACTCATGATGCGTAGGATATTGTAGTTCACAGCGTAGACACGAATATCGTAGGTCTTATCCTGAGACTGATCTAGAGAAATGGCGCCACTGAGCTCCATCACAATCGTAGCCGTATCAATGCGGCTGAAGTTGCATGTACCAGACGGCTGGTGCTCCTCCGGCTTCAGAGCAAAGGAATACATATAAGCACCTACCTGCTGACCGCCGCCACCATAGTAATCACCATCGTCGACCACACCCACTACAACATCGTGGAAAGAACGGAAGCTACCTGTGTGGTGCTGGTACGGCTGAACCTTGTTGAAGTAGTCACCATAACGGTAATCCATGCGATCCTGGCCGTTGATCTGAATCCACTGCTTGTAGACAGCAGGCATATCATAGGTGAACGGCTGAAGGCATGTGCTATTCTGGCGGGAACCCTGCTGCATCTTGCAGTCAGTATACTCTGACGGCTGTACAACCCAAACAAGTTCCTTAACCGGGTGATTAAACGTTAGATCAACACGGTTATTGTAAGAGGTTAGGCCAACATCTTCATTAAACTGGGTCTGCTCGATGAGATACTCGTGAGACTCCTGGGCCATACGGCGACGCTCCTCAGTATCTAGATAGATGTAGTCAATATAGATAGCAGCCTGAGTAGCACTCGGCATTAAATTAGCTTTGGTGAAATCGCCAGCAATCGTTTTCGTATCATTCCATAGAATGTTGATTTTAACCTCGTGGTACTGTAGGGCAATTAGAGGAAGAGCAGCACCAGGATTGCGAGTGTAGAAAAATGATAGAGGGATATAGAAGACGTTGGGAAGACCAGGGCGAGACGAATTGCTTCCAGACATAGAATCTTTGCATCCAACAGAATCCGACAGTAGGGTCGGGCCATTTAGCATGCCCTGAGCGCCAATCATGCTAGCAGCTTTTAGAGACGCAGATACATCCGTCGTTAGACACTCCCATAGGAACATCCACTCGCCATATAGGCGATCAATTAGTTGACCACCGATTTCAATTTCGGCATACTTGATTAAGTTGTAACCTAGACGACCCATCTCATTGTTCCATAGATAAGGGGTACCATCAGTACCCTTGTAAGGTAGAACGACCTCTAGGTAAGTTGAATAGAGAAGATCTGCATGACGGCCAATGATGGCACTCTGCTTAGTACCCCAGTTCGGCTGGCCAGAAAAATTGATGCGAAACGGCTCCATCGCGAAGTTGGTGTGGCGCTTGAAGAGACCCTTCCAGAACGTAATTTGCGGATTGCCACTGAGGTATGCATCTTGGGCGCCACAGGCGACGAGCTGTAATAGACCACCACCCATTTGTCTTTATATGTTAAGCATACTGAATTTTTTAATGGTGACGACGACGGCGCGTACGACGACGCTTGCCACCCTCTTCACCGCCAACGACCTCGTCTTCACCATCGGGACCACCACCATGCTTCTTATACGTCTTCTTCGCCTCCATAATTACCTTCTTGAGGCCATCGCCCTTCTTGTAACTACCCTTTGACTTCATCGTCTTCATCGTCTTCTTAACATGAGCGAGCCACTTGTTTGCCATTTTGTATTGTATGATAGAGTTTTTATACAACCACGTTGTAGATAGGCGACGTTTTTTGCATAGGCTGAAACGATACCGCGGGATCAGGCTGAACAGGAGTTTTGTACTTTTTAGGAACGAGCTCGCGTAACGCTTCGGGCTTGAGGACTAAGCTATTTTCCTGAAATTCACCAATGTATAATTCCATCATACTATCGACAGAACCATAGTTCATCATAATCCACTGGCAACCATATGTAAAAAGTATTTGAGGATTATAATTTGTTAAATCTGCACCAATGTCGGGAACAACCATTGTAATCGAGTTACGGTTATGCTTGATGAGTTCCTCATGATCATATGTCTGAGATGCTTCCATATATGTCAAGCGACGTAAATGAGATGTCGACCATGAGAGGTTAACTAACTCTTCCATGAGTGTACCTTTCATGACACCACCGCTCACAATGATAATCTTGCGTTGTAGATTGCAAATAGGCTCGACGGCTATATTCTTACGTTGGTAGCTATAGGTACTATCCAACATATAGGCGCGGCATGTTGTTTTCAAAATTTCGGCACATGCATTAATTGTAGTTGTTTTGTTCGTATGGAATACTAAACTGAGCATAAAAGGGTCGGAAGAAACAGGGCAACTTACACTATTGAACGCATTATTTGCAATTGAAACACAACATGCTTCAAACGGCACCGTGTTATACGCGTAATCTGTTCCTAGCTTTTGATTCTTTAGACCAACAACTGGCTTACCATTTCCATCGTCATAAATATCTAATTCAACAAGACGAGGGCCGGCTTTAATAACGAGAGGAAGAATAGAATCGGATACGTAATCATATACCTTAGCTCCGGGATATAATGAATAGGACGAAGATGCAACATAGTAATCACATAATCTCATATTAATAGGTGTTGTTGGGCAACCAAGAGGAGCCAGCTTTGTTACCTTTTCGTATGCAGAAAATGTAGAAGTTGCCGTTATTTTAGCCTGCGTTCCCGAAGGTGTAACCGCGTGATACACAGTTGTTGAAATAGCCCACACAATGACAGCGCCAATGATAAATGCAACAGCATATACCCAAGTAGACCCTTCAGGTATATATGATTTTAGTGTGTCCAAATATGACGGCTCCATTATTTACTTCCAACACGAAATAACATCCCACGTAACCCTCTTACAACCTCATCTGGAATCTTTTCATTCATCGGAATATCAAGTAAGCAACAGTAGTGAAAATATAAACAATACATTCCACATTCCGAATCTTGATATTGATGACGTGTTTTATTATAACTCATAACCATCGGCTTTGAATGTATCTTTGTTGCATCCCATTGGTCTTTCCATCGTTTCATAAGAACCTTTACCTCCTTTTCAGGCTTCTGTGCATACGAATCAAAAAATGTAATGCGCGGAAATTCTAATTCAGGACGAATGTCACAAAATAATGCGATCCAATGTTGACCAGGACCAGTGCTTACATCGGTATTAAAAATAATACCAATTTGAGTTTTACCTTGCTTATATAGTGACTGAATGTCCATCGAACATAATGAACTGACTAGACATTGACCCGTCTTGTTTCTCTTATCAAAATCAATAGGAAACGCACCGACAAATGAATAATTTGCAAATAGCTTCATATATTGTTTTTCCAGACCTTCAATTTCATCGGATGATAACCATTGTTCCGGATTTGTTACCCATGAATCTGGAGCGCGAGGTTTGGATAACATTGAAGTTATAATACATTCAGCTGTATCTGTTCTGCAGTGACTGTGAAACCGTTTCTTCAGTTCGGTCCATATTTTTGCACTATCGCCCTTTTGAATTGGTGTTTCCGACGAATGTTCCTTGTTATACACCATTCTCAAATTTTCTATTTCATCCTCGCTGAATGACATCCTTATCTTCAAAACGGATTATGTTCTGGACAATTAATAGTTATTCAAAAATGGAGGAGCATATCAATACTCTACGCCAGCTAACACGTAGCTATGCAACGTACGATAATGAATTACGCGGTCTAAATAATCGTGTATACGAACTACGCGATGCTCGTAAAGGCGTAGAACAGAAGATGATTGAAATTCTCAAACAAGACGACTTCAAAAATTTTGATAAGCTAAAAAATCAGGAGGATGGTTCGATTATTCGAATCCAGCGTCCTCAAACATGGAATAAACCGTGGAGCATTTCGCAAAAGGAACTCAAGACTATGCTCGAAGGTTACTTTGATTCAACTAAAAACTCTAACTCAACTGACTGTTTGGATTATATTCTTAAAACCAAGAAAGCGAGTCTAGTTGCAGATGAATTTGCTATTACTCGAACGGTTGCAGAGTAAAAACGTTTCATATAATAATGGCATTAAGTGCAGTAGCTGAAGTAGCAATGGATAAGTTGGCTGATTTTTTACGTAAACAATCTGATAAGGTTGATATTCTTATCAGTGAGTTTAGTAGTGAAACTTCGACTGGATTGGTCAAAGTTCTCGACGATCTGAAGACTACAAATCCTCTTAAGTACCACATGCTATCTGAAAATTTTAGAAAAATTGCCAAAGACGTTGAACCTCATCTTGCAAAGGGTAAGTTTGTACCGTATGATGAACAAGCTCCACCTCCAGCTTCTGGTGGTCGTAAAAAACGGACCACACGACGCCGAAAGCATAGAGGTACTAAATAAATGATGCTATATAACCCCTATAACACAAACAACAGACTGTTTTCAAAAAAAGACATTCAGTTAATTCTGTCTACACATAGAACAGAATTTACTGTTAAAAATAACAGTTTGTTTCAAACTGCGATGGTTCACTCTTCGTATGTAAAGAAACAAAAGTATACAACACCTACTGGTGAAGAAACTGATCTTGCAGATTGTCCTAAAAATTGTCTACATTTGTTTGATGAATCGTATGAACGATTGGAACATTTGGGCGATACGATTCTGGGAGCAGCTGTATCGACCTACTTGTTCAGACGGTATCCAGAAGAAAACGAAGGATTTCTTACAGACTTGAAGAAGGAAATTGTTTGTAACGAAAAACTTGGAGAGTTGAGTCAAAAGTTGGGTCTTGATAGATTTTACATCATATCAAGACACAATGAAGAAAACTGTGGTGGGCGTACAAATACTAAAAAGTTATCCGATATTTTGGAAGCATTTATCGGAGCACTTTGGATAGATTCAAAAAATAATTTTCAAATTGTTTCAACATTTGTCATTTCATTAATTGAAATGTATATTGACATTCCGGAAATTTTGAGAAATAATCGAAACTTTAAGGAACAGCTTCAAAAGCTATATCAATCAAAGTTTCACCATACACCTACATATGCAATTGTGTCATCGTCTACAAATTCCTATACAATGGCTGCTCTAGATAAAGAAGGAAATCATATTGGAGTCGGAACAGCACCTACTAAAAAACAAGCGGAACAATTAGCGGCAAAGGATGCTCTACGCATTATTTAGAACAACAGTATTCTTAACACGAGGAATGTGTCTCACAAGTAGTTCACGCTGAGTTCCACCAACAGACATATCATCTCCTTCAGGAATACCTTCGATTGCACGAAGCGCTTCGGCCACCCGTTGCGGCTGATCAGCAAACTGTAGAAGAAGCTGTGTGCGAATTTGAGATCTTTTTAGAGCAGGACGAGATGTACGAACTGAACGTGAAATATTACCTACTCCAGATCCTTCAATTGCAAAGTTATCTACTTCATTTGCTTTCATGAACTCCAAAATAGCGCCCGAACTTTCTACTTTTTTCTTGTGAATTTCTTTAATTTGTTGACGTAGTTTGCGTTCTTCGTCATCCAGTGAAATCCAATTTTTAATTGTTTGGCGAACTTCGTCCATTTGTATTTTTACATTGTTTATATGAAAATTCATGCGTTTAAAATATGGACGAATCATCTACAACAGTATCGTGGAATTCTCAACTTGAGTTAATTCTTTCTCAGGAAGGCGAAAGAGCGTTATGCTATTCATGGTTACATAATAATTCTCAAAAACGTTATACACGAATGGATACATATATTACACTTCCTACTATTTTATTATCAACTCTCTCTGGTTCTGCATCAATTGGATCCACGGCAATATTTCCAGGACTAGCAAATACAGCTAGTCTTGCAATTGGGTGTCTGACATTATCAATAGGTGTTCTAAATACAGTATCAAGTTATTTTGGATGGGGAAAAAGATCAGAGGCACATAGATCAGCTGCAATGACGTATTCAAAAATACATAGATTTATTATGATTGAATTGTCACTTCCTCGTTCGGAGAGAATGGCAGCAAAAGATATGCTAAAAGTTATTCGCGATCAACTCGATCGTTTAATGGAAACAAGCCCCCAAATACCTGATCCAGTTATTGAGCTATTCCGCCAGAAATTTTACGCTACAACTCCAGACATCACAAAGCCCGAAATTACGAATGGATTAGATCCAATTCATGTATATCACGAAGAATTGAGTCCGCGTTTTCACATTAAAGAAGTTCCTATTAAAATTTCCACTGACGATCACACTCGAGACAAGTTACAAACGTTGTCATCGGTTCATCCGCCGAACGAGTCTGCATCTGATAGTAGTCACACTTAGTCTTCTTCTTGCAACCAGAACACCACATCATGATCGAAGCACTCTCACTCTTAGAGTACAACTTCTTTTCGCTCTCAATAGCCTGTTCAACCACATCTCTCCAACGATACTGACACAGTTCAACAGGGGATAGCTGTACCAAGTTACGAGGACTAATTTCGTTATTTTTAAGTTTTTCTAGCCAATTCTCCGTATTTTGAACATAACTATCTGAACCACGCAAGTTTTCATACAGAGAAATTGCACGATTTCGATACATGTTCCAGAAGATACGATTTCCCCAATCAACTTCAATGCCCTCCTTAATCGATTCATCACTTACGGCATGTAGAATTGAATGTTCAAGTTCCTTTACAATATCTTCATCTCCAACTAGTTCTTGAAAATTTCGAATTACAACATCACGAATAGCACACTCAATAAATACATTCTTTGACTTAGTTTGGATAAGACGAACGGGATATACTTGCTTTACAGTTGCATCTTCGTCTACAACTGGAGCCTCTTCAATTTCATCCTCTTCATCTTCTTCACGTTCTACACCATCTTCATCTTCATCTTCTTCGTTACTAAAGTTCCATTCTTCGTATAGTAGAGAATAATCATCTGAACGCAAATTTGTATATTCGGATGCGGTTGGCTTATATTTCTCTTCATCATCTTCTGACATAAGAATCACAATATTCCCAGTGTAAGATTCTTCATCAAACGGAGATGGAAGCAGATGTTGATTAATTGAATCATCTTCTCCTGCAATGCAAGCAAACAAATTTAACTGAAAGTTTTCTTTTAGAGGATGTGCAAGATTACCCTGAAATTGGTAACTCGGATTCTTATACTTCTTGCGAACCCATTCTAGAACATCTACAGTTTTCGGTGGAATTTGTACTTCGCCGACAAGTCCTTCTTGCGAAATAGAAACTGCATAGACCATTTTGCAGATGAGTGAAATACGTTTATTAAGTTCCGTTTTTCTTTTGTAAAAACGGATTACACTGATTACAATATATCTAAATATCAATAAAATGTCTGAGTTCAACAATATCAAATGGGTTCCCACATGGAAGGCTGCGGAACAGGCTAAGATTGCTAAGCAGACCCAAAAGGATGCTGAACTTCAGAAGGCACTTGTGAAGACCGAGGATAATTTCCCAGCTCTAGTTCCTACACCTACCAGCACGCGTGTTTGGGGAGGCGACAAGAAGTTTAGTGATCTCGCAAAAGAGTGGGACGCAGACAGTCAGCTAAAAGCTGAGAAGGCTGCACAGATGGCTGAGTTTGAGAAGACGAAGACGGCACCTAGTCACTTTGTGATGCCAAAGTTCAATAATACTCGGCGTTTTGTCGAAACTACTGATTTTGTTGAACCGGAAGAGTCTGAGCAAATGAACATTCCTGCAGACAGTGTCTGGAAGGTTGTTGATTATAGCAAGAATCGTCGACACAAAGAGAAGAACATGGAGGAGATTGCAAATCGTCCTCTTACTCCCGAAGAGGAGGAAACTGTGTGGTCCGAGAAGGATACGGGTCAAACATGGGAAGAGCGTCACTGAGATTAAAGTATCTGTTGTGCTTCCATTTTAGCAAGAGCTGCTGACGGATGTATAATCATCTGAAATGTTTCGTAACACCATGTAAAAATATACAAAAGGTATACACGAAGACTAGCACCAGCGCTTTCTGCGTAAATAGCAGGCATGACTAAGAATTCAGCACTTTTTATTTGCCATGCTGCATACGCTCCTAATGCAACTGCAACTATTAATAATATAGCGTCCAACACTTGCATTGCCTCATTTTGGGTATACATATCCGATACAAACTTGGTAATACCAGAAACAGCAGTAGCCTTTGTTTTTTCACCCTTGACATCTGGAGCAGATACAGGCTTCACATCTTGCTTCTTACCTAAACGCTTACAGCGCATGTACGCCTTATTATCGTGAGGCATTGGACCACCAGGTAAAGACGCAATATCATTAAAGAATACTTCACGGTCTCCTAGTGGCTGAACGGGACGAGAACCAGGAGAATTAGTCTTTACTAGGTTAGCAAAATCGTTAGGATCGATGTTAATCATTGCCTTGAAAACAACCCATTTTGCCTGTTCGCAACCAGGGAACACCATAGATCCATCGTAGACATAATAAGATCCTGCCGGAGGAACCATCATATTTAGAGCCCAATTTTCACCCAAAGTTACAGTTGTATACGGTTTAGTTGTGTCTGCAAATCCTACGAATGAATTAAAAAAATGAGTAGCCGGAGTCTGTGCAGAATTTGCACGAACGAGTGAACTTACGCAAAGAAACTTACCAGTTGGATTTGTAAAAATTGCAATGACTTCAGCGTCAGCCTGAATGTTTTCAATTGTGTGGTGGCTAGGATGATTTACAACAAGCTTGGTGCAAGTGTAACCCTCTCCATTAAACTTACATGATCCAAGACCAGCTTCATTATCTAAAATTAGACCCTCGTCGCTAACAACAACATTTGCCTGAGGAACCATAACATCGTCCATTACAAGCTCACACATTAAGTCACAAGGTTTCGCACTTGATTGTGACAAATTGATAGGGCTTTGGTTTGGAACCGAGCATGATGCCGGCCATGTAGTCGACGAGCTGTATACACTCATTTGTAGTCTAGCAGTATTTTGTATCTGAGAAATAAGTAATATGGGTGGAAGTCAGTCTACAGCGTACCCAGGTTTTCAATATGCTAGCATATTTGCTATGTATCTTCCAGTTACATATGTTATGGTAGGATTCTTGACAGATATTGTTACTCAACAGTTTAAAGAATCTGGTTCAAGCATCGCAGCTGTTTTAGGCGTATTGTTGAATAAGCTATTTAGTATGATTTTGGTGTATCGTGAAGCGACAACACAAAAAATACAAGAAGCTATATCGTATAGTGGTGATATAACTACGTTATATACACGCGTATATCGAGGATGCACTGTACCTGGTTTTGAAAATTTAGAAAGCATTCTGGCTCCTCAATCATTTGTTGTAATTTTTTCACTGTACTTCTTTTTCTTAATGGATATTTTACTTAATAACCCCGGACAGTCTGTAGCTGGTCTAACAGGATTGGCTGCGGTTGCTTTACTTGTTCAAGGGCTTCTTGTGGCTCAAAATGGTTGTTGGAAGGGAGAATATTATTGGATGAGTTTGTATATGATAGTTCCGGTCGTATTATCAGCTATATTTGGCGTTGTAGCTGCATCTATAACTGGATTTTCAATTCAAGCGATACGCAATAGATTTCCAAGTGCTTCAACAGATAAAAATATCAATCCTACAGGGAGTCGTTCAGGGGGATTTGGATCAACAGGTCCGGTAACTGAACACACAAGTGATTCTGCTCTGCCGCCAGTAGGAGGTCCTACAGGTGGTAGTTCAGATGATAATCAGTTTGTTTGTGAAGCATATAAAAATGGTGAACTAATTACTTCGACAATTGCGGAGTAGAATTATTCTTAATATACGTCTTTGCATTTTGCATTACCTTAAAGTATGATGTAACTGACTGACGGTCAGTACACTTCTCAGAATAAATATCTTTACCAACATCGTTTTTTACTACAACAACGAGGCAAGGAATTGGACCAACGCCGTAGCGCTGAATCAGATCTGTCTTCGTATTGCGGACATCAACTGATACCCATTCCACATCTTCAAAGTCTTCCTTCATTTCGAGCATGCTAGGCTTTAGCTTCATACAAGGACCGCAATCTGCAGCCCAGTAATGATATGCTACAGCCTTCATTCTTCCTTGGTTATTGTAGTATTTCCTGCGATTAAATGATTCGCAGAGACCAGACGATACTGGTTGTTTCTGTGAAGTTTCTGTTTTACAACTTCAAATCCGTTTTTCTTAACAGTCTTTGAAAGAGCAGTCATGAGTGCAGCACTGAGAGCAGTTTGATCAATCTTATCCAAATTTAGCTTACACCATTCAATAATGGTTCTCTCTGAAACCGGAGGACCCATTAGTTGAAGAGGACATCCTACAATTGGACTTTCCTTATTGCTCTGTATAACTTTTACTTCTTCTTCGGGATGAAGAACATGAACTGCCATCTTATCTACGACTTCATTATGCTTACTAAACTCATCCGTTCCACCTGTATGAGCGGCTACGTGAATAATCATGTAAGACTTAAACTTCGCAAGATTGCGTGAGGTCTCTTCAATGATATCGCGATTCTTCACAATACCGCCTGCTGCGGTCTTCCAGTCATTTTTAATCCAACCCTGAATCCACTTCGTCAAACAATCTTTTGAATACATTGAATCTGTATAAATTTTAACATCAACTTCATCAGGCGCAAATTTAGAGAGTATAATCTTTGCAGCCTCCGAAATAGCAAGAAGTTCTCCTCGATTATTTGTTTGAGCTTCATCCTCAGGTACACGTTTTGCTACCGAAAGTTCCTTGTTTTCGGGAAACCAACATGCATAGGAAGCACGTGCTCCTTTCTTACCATTTCCTTCGCACGCGCCATCGGTGAATACACGAATAGACGTCATATCTGTTTTATGTTTGGTGTATGAAAGTATGTTGAAATCCGTTTTGTAATACATCTACTTTGAATAGCAGGTTGTATAGTCGTTGGATCTTCAACATGAAACCAAACACGTGATCTGAATGATTTTTGTTCGAGTGAACGACGGATCATTTGTTGACATGCGTATGTCAGAAATTCAGAATGCCAAATAAGCAGAATGCGAAATCGTGTCGATTGACGTTTAGGAATTTGACTAATCCATGTATCAAACCATGATGAGAATGTGTCAACAGAATTCATTTCTGTTGCATCGATTTCGTAAAATTCACAGGTAGCCTCATGCTTTGTTTTATAGCCTGACCATACCTTCTGTGTTTCGATATCATTAAGTGGTTCAAAAAATAAATAATGAGGCGGTGGAAAAAGCAACTCCATTATTACTTTACTTTCTTAATCCGTAGATGGTGATACAATCTTCTTTACGGGAATATCCTTTGATACAATGTATAAACTGTTCTCCGTCATTACAATGTAACAAGTCTCGCAGCCAAAAACAGACTGGATCGTTGACGTGTACTCATCATCCGACTTAACTAGATATTTCGTGCTATCTTCCTTCACGCCGATACAGCACTTCTTTTCAATGCTTTCACGAAAATAATCAAAATAAAGAGGCTTATCCTCCGCCATTGAAAGTTGGGCCGCGCGTAGTAGAACACTGGGCGGAGGTAGCGAATCAGCAGACATTTGTTCTATATCCTGTTTCGCCTTCATCTTATTGAACGCATTTGAGCGTATCCTCCATCTTAAATCGAGATCGCATGTTCAAACTCTTGAGCTCCTCTCTAGGAGTTTTAAGAAATACAGTGAGGCCGTCTCGCAAAAGTCCACGCAGAGACATTGACGTCTTAGGAATCAACTTTGCGGTTTCGGATAGAAACTCAACAAATTGAGTTACATTCTCTTCTACTTGAGCAGTCTTTACCGTTCGGACAATGTCGTCCAAATCTTTGAGAACAAGCTGAATTGATTTTTCTACAATCGACTCTGCAATGAGATTCTGATTATAAAGATAGATGATAAACTTGGCATATCCACGTCGCTTATCTTTCTGCATTGACCATTCGATCACATTCTTGTCGAAAGCAGGATCGTCTGAAGCAGGAAATACAATTGTTTCTGTCATGTTATACAGTTTTGGAAACAGTTCAATCTGACTACTCAAATCGTCCAGAATATCTGGAAAGATAAGAGATAGACGTTTGGCAAAGTCTGACATTACTGACGCATACGCATTTTGCGTAATAGCCTTATCGAATAGAAGCATCGTTACTCGCAGACGAAATTGATCGTCACGCTTTTGAATATATCCAATTGCATCGTTTGAAAGCTTTTCCATGTTTGACGCCGTAATTTTGTTCAAAATACTAAATATTTCGGAATACTCTGGATCTTCACGTTCCTTAACACGACGAACGACATCTACAAGTGCCGTCTCTCTCCAGTTTGCGGATAGAGCAGGCTTATTTCTAAAACCGTTGTGCTTGATATGCATGGGCCTTACAGGTTTGTAAACCACCGGAACAATCCGGAGTTTTGCAATATTACCCTGTACCATTTGGGGCAAAGGAAGCTTCGCACCAAATCGAACAGAGTATACATTTTCCACAGTTAGTGGCATTGTGTTTTTATTACTTTGTTAATATGAAAAACGAATCCATTTTTAACGATAAAAATATATAGTACAAAAATGGAGAAAACTTCATTTGATTATACATGGGTTCTGTGGTATCACGATCCCGACAATAAGGATTATTCGATTAGAAGTTACGTAAAGATTGCAGATGTCAATACACCTCAGCAATTTTGGTCGGTTGTAGATTCAATCTCTAAAGAAGCATGGGAATCCGGTATGTTCTTCTTTATGCGATATGGGTTCGAACCTATTTGGGATGTTCCCGAAAATGAAGCAGGAGGTGCATGGTCCAAGAAGATCGAGGCATCTGAAATTCATGCTGCATTCGTAGATATGATGGTTCACTGTGTTTCTAATCAACTACTGGTAAATCGCAAGGAAACATTAGTTGGCATTACTGTGTCGCCGAAAGGTCCATTCTCAATTTTGAAGATTTGGAACACAACTACAACTGTCTCTACGAATGAATATTTGAATACTGGTATGAAATATGTAAAGATCGGCGACGACGTTACATACACAGCCCATAAAGCTCGTCCGAAGTAAATATATAGCTATTATAATGGGAAATAAGGGATCTGTACCGCTCAAGACGCAGCAGAGGAACCTGTAGCCAAAACACAGGAACTACCGGGTGTCCCCAAGGGAGGTGGTCGCACATTACGTCGTCGTAACCGTAGAAGTAGAAAGTAAATAAGTTTGAAATCCAACTGATATTACACCATATCCAACCATATATACCATTATCTTTTTTATAGATTCTGAAAATGGAAACATATACGAAAAATGTAATCCAGTTAACAGTCCTACACAAGTTAAACTTCGTATTATTATTTTTTGAAACCCATATTCTTCTTTTATGACATAAGGTTCAAATGTCATAATGCCCATAAACCAAATTAATATAACTATATCATACATGGTCAAATACTTGGCCGTATGATATGAAATCAAAAAAAGAAATGGAAAAATTAGTAATACTGCCTTCTCATATGCAAGTGTCCATCCATCTGGATTGCCGAGTGAATTGAGGAGGTTTATCATATAAAATAAAAAGGCAAAGTTAAAATCATTATGAGAAAGAAGTGTTAATAATATCCATTGAGACCCTTTTAGTGCTTCTAAAACTGTTTGGTTATCTGTTAATTTGTTATCAACTAGGTCATCAAATACTTTGCAACTTATACCACCAAGTGCTGCATAAACATAATCCATTATACAGTTTACGTATTATTTTGAACGAAGTGATGCGCGAATAATATAATGAATAGAGAACAAGTTGTTTTGTTTTTAGAAAGTCGATTACGTTACGGAATTTCCACTCTGTTTCGCTGGTTATCAA